TCTTTCTTTCTTACTCATACTTGCTCTCTTTGCAGAAGAAACACATTTTGGTGTTCCCTCACCTGGTTCATCACTAGCACAAGTACCACCAGTAACAACATTCACCCATCCACCTTTACCGTCCTTAGATTTAGAACCTTTAAACCATTTACGGAGTGAACCTTCTTTTACTTCTTCTTTATCTGTCATATAATCTGCTGCAGTATCAAGATAATCTGCTGCCTTAGTTATCTTTGATTGAACCCACGCTTTTACATCACCCTCACCTTTACCAACTTTCTTTTTGATTTTTTTAGCAGAAACCATAACATTGTCAGTTTGACGACGAATCATTTCATATTCGTGGTCGCCCTTATGAGATTTACCCTCATTCATTGCTTTCGTTTTCTTTTTCATTGAATTGATAAATTTTCTATAAACAGCAGCTTCAGACGTTTTGCCCATCACTCTTGCTCTTTGCTCCATAGCAATCGCTGCTTGAATTTTATGAGCATGTGATCGACTTGATTTCCTAATTTTTGCCACACTCGCTTTCGCAGTAGCAACATCCTTGAAACCCAGTCCATGAATAGTTCCTTTAGGATCTTCATCAGTGTATAAATCAGAATGTTTTTTTGATTTTGCAGGTTGTCCTTTTTTACGAGCAATGCGAGGATTTGATTCCTCAGTCACTTTTTTCTTACCTGCACAGTGAGCTTTCTGACTAAATCCTTTCGGATTGTCACAATCAATTGACTTTTTATACTTATTAGACCAACCCTCTTTAACAAGGAAACCATCCTCACGCATTTTATATCCGTCAGGAATCGGTTTACACTTCTTATCGGTGTTGCAATAGTAATGTCCCTTTTTACAGGAAGTCTTTGGCATTTACAGACTATTCAGAGCTATTATTATTTAGTAATCCATCTTTTAACATCTTTGAGAGTTCGCTAGTTGAACCGACAAACAATGCGTTATTTGTAACCGTATTTTGAGTTTTTGGGTTATCTGCTTCTATATCTTTAACTTTTTTATGTAAATCTGCTAATTTATCTGTTGTATCTGCAACAGATTTTATAAGTTGTCCAGCAACCTCATATGCTCTTGGACTTGCTGTTTCACCAGCGACTTCCATTATACCATTAATCGCCTCTTGACCCTTTTCTATCAAGGAATATAAATTACCTCTTGTATAATCATAATCTTTTTTAACTTCATCAACTTTGGTTACTTCATCTGCTTTGACAATCGCATCGACTTCAACACTACCATCAGTATTGAAAGTGTCATTTAATGAATCGTAACCTTTGGACATTAGATGTCTACTCCTCTATTTGGTGCAAAGTCTTTTGAATCTCCAAAGAATGTGCTTGTTTCTGTAAATCCAAAATCATCACCTGGTTCAATTAATGCGTCATCTGCAGTATCTATAACATCATCATCGTTATAATCTTTCTTTGCTTTTGGTACAACAGTATATCTTTGAACACGTTTTGCAGTTCTTGTATTAGTATCTGAGTAGTAATCCAATTGAACTTTTTTGATAAGTCCTTCTGGAGTTTTTGCAATAAAGTTGAAAAAGAATGTTTTTGCTGTAAATGATAAAGTGTATATTAATGCTCTTCGAGTTGCAAAATCCCCTTCATAATCATCTTGTTGTTGTATACTATTTAAAACCATAGGTATATCTCTTTTCTCACCAATTGATTTTACTAAATCGATTGATATATTGAATCCTGGTTGGAAGAAAGGTAGTATCTGCTCCAATATTTGTAATCCGTCATCCTGTAATTTAACAAGTATATTCAAATCAAATCCAAGATTATAAGGAACAGGCATAAACACCTTCTTCATCTTATCCCCATCTTCTTTATCAACTGCTTTAAATGTTTGTGTAATACCTGCTTTTCTTGCTGAGTCGTAAGATATATTTGTTATCTCAAAAGACATTCTTGGTAATGTGATTTGAGTTGCTTTATTCAGTTCTGCCTGTTGTGTAATCCTTGCTAAAAACTTTTGCCTAGGTCCATACGCAATTGGCACTTTTAAATCGCCAAGATCATTTCCTGCACCGTCTTGATGACGCACATGAATATCATTAAACAGAGTGCCAAATGCAATAACTGTTTTCCTTATAATTTCGTGATAAAAATAATTACCTAACATTAGAAACTACCAAATGGGTTTGATTCAGTAAAGTCAATAAGTAAATCTGCCTCAGACTCAAATATATCCCCTTCATTATATTTATCGGTAGTATCATCCGCAAATGTGGCAACACTGAATAATGCATCTGATGTAAGACCTTTTATATCTTCACCAGCGAAGAATGTAGTCGTAGTTGTTCCAATACCAACATTACCCACTTGAAGTATTCCAGTATCCTGATCCCAACTCTTGACTCTTGCTTGAGTTCCTGAACGCATACCTTGTACAACTTCATTAAAGATATATGTTCCAACACCACTTATTGTCTCTGGGTCAGATATTGTGACTGTTACAGTATTATTATAATTTTCACCAGCATTGGATACAAATATTGAATTCACCTGATTAAATCCGTTACCAGCATCACCAATTGATGCGATACCAATTGCCTTCTGAGATGGTATTCCTAAAGCTGGATTTGATACTGTAACTGTAGGTACTGTTCCAAATCCAACACCATTATTAGTCATAGTGAATCTAATTACACCTGCAGAAGAAGTATTTACTGAGCAAGTTGCTGCTGCTCCAATACCACCACCACCTGATATTATAATTGTAGGTGGACTTGTATAATTTGCACCAGCGTTTGTTAATAGTATCTTCTCTACAGACCTTACACCCGCCCTCTCAGTGGTAAAGGCAACTGCTGTAGCATTATCTCCTGCATTACCGCTAGGAGAGGTTGAAATTGCAACTGTAGGTGTTCCTGTGAATCCAGAACCATCATTATTTAAAAATATTTCTCTAATATAACCTTGACCAATAACAGGTGATGCAGTTGCTGTAATTCCAATTCCAACAAGTTTTAAAGTTGCAATATATCCAACATCTTCAACTTGTGTATCGATGGCTTCGATAGAGGTATCAATGACTTCATCCTCATATTCAAAGAGTTCACATTTCAGTTTATAAACATAAGTGCTTCCTAACTGATAGAATGGATCTTCATGTTCTACAAATTTTATTTCAAATAATCTTTGACCTAATGGGAAAAATACTAAATCACCTTCACGAGGTCGAGATGCTAATTCAATATCATCATCAGCATTCATAAATGGTGCTATAAATTCTTCAAATCTTTCTTTTGAAATAGTAAGTGTAACTTCATCCCTTAAACTCATACCAAATTTTGTTAATACATCACCCGCACCTGCATATCCATCAAAATTTTCTACATATGCTTCAATTGCAAAGTTATCATCAAACTTTGATGACTGTACTTCCTCAATTATAGTTTTTTGATTTACAAATTTTCTTGGTATAAAAGTAACTTCAACACCATAAATTTGTAATTGTTCATTTATTAGGTCTTGAACTAATCTTTGTTCACCCTGAGAACCTTGTAAAAAGAAAGGATTTAGTGCCATTATACATTACCCAATAAAATCAAGTGGAGGCATTTCATAATCTTGTGTCATTCTATTTCTCAATTCTTCTAACTCTCTGACTCCTTCATCATATATCTCTCTACCATTAAGTTCAATTCCACCTGGTAATTTAGTTCCTCTAAATTTAATTAAGTTTTGACCCCATTGTTTTTTAAGTAATGCTGTAAAATATCTTTTAACAAAGGGTGCATTATAAATCTGTTCGGTATCTATAGCACGAAAACAATCAATAACAAAAAAAGTATCTACTGATTGTGCTCCCCAATCAATATCCATGTATAGTTTATCTTGTCTCATATTAAATCTTATTTGCTTATCAGTTGTAAGTAAGAAATCAATATCCTCAAGATATGTTTTTGTCATTGCATACTGCAATAGTTCAACTGAATTAAAATAATATAAGTCATTTAAAAATAATTGATATTTGATACTAAACATTCCACCTGAAATAGAACTTGTATCAAACTTGAATATTTTATTTACTCCTAAAATATTTTCTGGAACTGCTAAAAAATTTGAAGTCTCATAGAATTGACTAGACACTGTAGTTGCAGAGTTAGTTGATATACCACTTGTAGTTACAATTCCTACTCCATCTGTTCCTTTTGCTGTTCCCCTATCAATATCATCTTGACTAACCTTATATTTAAGGTACATTCTTTCAATACCATTATAATGACGCTCTTGATATATCTGCACAGTATCGTCAACCAAATCGTGTAGTTGGTCATCATCAACATTAATTTGTAAAACAGGTGCTCCTAACTGACGCAAACCATAATTGATAAGTTGTCCTCTATTCGTGGGTTTCATTTTTTTCCGTGAGATTTGCGAGTTGCTCTAAAAGTTCATTTTTTTCTTTTTCAAAATCATTTTTTAGAGTTTGGAGTTTTGCCTCTAATAACACATTTTGATTTAATGCAGCTGCTAGTTTTGAATGATATAAGTTCACTAATACATTAACATCTACTTCACTGTTTTGTTGCATTTTTAGAAAGTACCTCCGTCAAGGGTTGAAGTCCAATGTGGCTTGTTAGTATATGTATTAGTTACAGCATCAGGTGATGTGCTCAAGTTTTGAATAGCACCACTCTGACCTTCTCTCCTCAAGTTATTTGAAGTATTAAATGTCCCTTCTACACCAACTAGAGGAACTGATGTACCGCTGTTTACAGCACTCTCAACAACACCAAAAGCATTTGTGGTGTCTTGCTTGATAATATCTCCTTGTGCCAGTGTAATCGCTCCTGGTGTTGTTAGAACGACTTTTGATATTGCTGTTAATACTTGCTTAGATGTAATTACAGGAGATGCTGGAGCATTTGTAGATCTTTGTAGACCTTCGCTGTCAAACCAAACAACACCACCAGAACTAAAGTTACCTGACTGATAATAGATACCCTTTATATCTAAGAAACCTTTTGTACCTGTAACAACACTAGCTGTTATAGTTGCATCTGGAACATATGTCCATCTTCTACTATTATCACCGTGTGTTCCGTGATTTCCTACACCAGCAGTGCTAGATGCAATTGAACTATCATCTAATCCAAAGAAACCATCTGTTGAGTTTGCAGTTCCAATTCCAGTATTGTAAGTGAATCCAAGTCCACGGTCAGTATTAGTGTCTGTTGCGTGTACAACTGTTATCTCAGTCTGTGTGCTAATACCTGCAACTGTTGTTCCTTGGAATGTAAGTGTCTTGGTTCCAGTATTAATCGCTGTAACTGTTGTAATACCGCTTGCTGAGAAACTTGAATGTAAAAGAGTGTCATTAACTGCGATACCTGTTACTTGGTCAACTACTACTGCAGAAGCACCAGCATTAATAGCAGTCATTACAGTTCTTGTGCTGGTAGTATCACCAACCATCATGATTGGGTCATTAACAGTTGTTTGAGTTGAGTTAACTGTAGTTGTTGTACCATCAACTTGTAAGTTACCTTTGATGATAACGTCACCTTCAGTGCTTAATCCATCTGGATATGGGTCAATGAATATCTTATTACCTGCACCAGATAATGATGCGATAATATTATTTTCTATACGGATATTACCAAGTGTACTATTACCACCTGAAACTGCTAAGTTACCACCAACATTAATATTTTTTTCAATACCTAGTCCACCTTCTACAATAACAGCACCCGTATCCTTGCTTGTTGATTGAGTTGCAATATTAAATCTTACATCTGCACCAGTGAATGTTAGTTGGTCTGTACCATTTTCATCATATTCAATCTTAGAATCTGATGCTGCTGTTCCATTTGCTCCTCCACCGAACCCTAAGAAGGTGTCGTCTGGAATCATTACTTCACCTGAACCATTTGGATTTAAAATTAAATCACCATCAGTATCACTTGAAGATATTGTATTTGCATCTAAAGTTATATTATCTACATTCCAGACATCTATTTTTCTACTATTGTCAAGAATCGCTACGATACCACCATCACTATTTCTTGAGTTGGTTACTCCCGCTAAAGCACCAGGTGTATGCTCCATCATAGAAGTATAATAACGTCCAGCAACTGCATTAACGTTATTACCATCATCACCTAAAAATACTCTGTCTTTATACTGGTTAGTGCCACCAAAGCTACCTATACCAGTAACATATGCCAATTCACCCCACTGCAAACTACCAGGTACCGCTGTCCCAGATGATCGTTTGATTCTTATAACACTGGCCATTTAAAAATTACCCCCATTGATGTCTAAGTTCTGTGCTGCACCTGGAGTCAGTTCCAGCGTTGCGTCAAATTTATTTGTAACACCATTAAAAACAAGAACCATACCGTTTTGTAAGGTTCCAGATACATTCACATCACTTAATTCGGTTAATGATAGAGTTTGAGCACCTGCCAGAGATGAAATCACCTTTGTGGCATTTTGTTGTCCAACTCTGACTTTTATATCTGCCATTCAAGTTAGCAATTCAGATCTAAAAAGTATTTATATTTACTTTGATGTTATCTTTGATGCAAGGTCATTTAACATAGATTTTAGAGTCTCAATCTCTTGTTTCATCTCATCTAATTCGACTTGTTTATCAGAATTAACTCGACGAGAGTTCATATATGAATCATATGCTGCCTTATCACAATTGATTATAGCATTTGATTTTTCATCTCTGAATAAACTTTGATGTCCTTTTACTGGTATCATGGTAAATCCACTCCTGTAATATCTTTCAAAAAGTTTCTTCTTCTTTTTTTCTTATCTGACCTACTAGTTCCAGTTTTATCAATGACATCCATGCCTTTCATAATGTCATCTTGTCCTAAGTTCTTCATCCCATCTACGGTTCTAAGAAGTTCAGATATAAATTGATTGTATGTTTTTTTCATTATGCTAGTGCGATTGCTCTAAAGTCTTTAATTTTAACAGGAACTGATTCATTAGTTGAAGTCATTACAATTTTAATTGTAAAAGCATTAAATTGTTCTAAGTCATCAGCAGTAAATCTATATTCAGAAAATTCATCAAACCTATTGGGTATGACAAATTTATCTGGTCTACCATCACTTTTTGCTGGATCAATAACAGTATCTCCAAATCCATCACCATCTTCATCAATCATATTATTAAAGCCAGGAAATGGTCTGTAAGTTGAAGATGTTTCACTTGAATCTGCAGAGAACAATCTATAGTATACTCTGATGTCTGCTTCTGGTTCTACACTAGCACCTAAAATAACTTTTAGTGATGTTGCTGGTTGTTCTAAATCTACTCTATCAGTTACAAATACAGAACCGTGTGGGTCATTTGATATCTGATTTGAGCGATCATCAGTTGCATAATTATTTCTACCTATTGGATTGTTAATCTTATTTCTACCATAGATGAATGTTGCATTCTTAGTATCTAATATAGGTGATAGATTTTCATCTGCAGTTGTCATATCAATATTCAACGCTAAAGATTTTTGTTTAGGGAAGAATGTTAATTTATTTTCATTTATTGTAGATGCAATAAGTCTTGGTGTAGTAAAGAATGTAGTTTCTCCTAAAGTTGTTGGTGAGAATCCCTGATCTATAAATGATATTTCAGAACCACCTGCACTTGTACCACTTATAGTTCTTACAGTTGTGTTAACATCTGTGGTTGTACCAGGTGTTATAAACGCAATCTGAGGTGAGAATGAACTATATTGATGATTTTGTGAAATTTGTGCAAGATTACCACCGACTGCTTTTTCATCAGCAAAACATAATAATGAATTTTCTGTTCTTTGATTTAATGGATCTAATGCACTTCTATTAATCTCAAGATAATAATTATCAATATCTGATTCATTAACAAGTGTTGTATTAGTTGGAATTGTAAATATTGTATTAATTCCAGCGAGTGATACACCACTTGCTTCATAAGTTTGAATACTAGAGCCTTCAGGATGTGGTAATGCAGTTGTATTCAGAACTCCTCTTGTAAGAGTTAATTGTCCAGACCCAATGATATATGAAACTATTTCCTCATTAATTAACGCTTCGCCTCTATCAGTTGCAATTCCCGAAAAAGTAGCAAATGGAGCAGTATTAGCAAGCGATACAGTTGTTCCTTCAGCAGTTAAATCTGAAGTTGATGGGACAATTATTGTATCTGGTTTTACATTTTTAATTTCAACTCTATTCAAAGCACCGTGATGAGCGTGGTTGAATTGAGTAACCTCAAATACATTACCTGCAAATAAATCACCATTTTGTACTGAATCACCATCTATTGTTACATTAGTTACGACAGTTCTATTTGCATTTGTATTAGTATACTGGACTAATGTTTGACCATTTGTAAATTTCTCACCTTGAACATCAGTTAGATATAAAGTATCAAATGAGGTAGCGATAGATGTAACTTGGAATTTTAAATTATCACCTCTAGTTACTTTAGTGCTAGAATTATCAACTGTTAATACATCGCCAACTTGATAACCAGAACCTGCTGCATTTATCGTAATACTACTAACAACTCCACCAGATTCACTAAGGTTAACTGTAGCTCCAGTTCCACTTCCAGTTAATGCTACGGTTGGAACAGCAGTTGTGCTACTAAATGCGTATCCATTACCACCTAATATTATGCTTTCGCCAGTAATGCCAGCACCCTGACCTTCAATCACACCTGTTACACTTTGATCCTCAGAATCACCAGCAGCACCTGTACTTACTTTTCTACCCTTTGGTAAATTAGCATTGGTTCTTGTGCCACTACCAGTTATTGATACTTTAAGTTTTCTTGGTAATGTTCGTATAGGATTGTTAATTAATGTTTGACAATTAAAGTTACCTGGTTCAATTGGTGTATTATAGAATGTTGTTGAACCACTCTCTACAAATGCTGCCTTGCGTAATTTAAATGTTAAGTCTTGGTTTTGGCTAGGTGTCCAAATTGTACCGTTTTGTGACTTATATAAACTTCCTCCAAGATACTGTTTAGAAACAACCACATTTTGAACATCAGGTAATTGTGTTGTTCTAACAGATTTTTCACCCATTGTAGCCACCCACATCTCATATTTGTCAGATGATGGACATAAGAAGACTAATGAATACATTTCACCACCTTGTAGGTATATGGGAGATGTAAATCTAATTGTTGTTGGTACAGATGCATCATCAGATACATTAATCTCACTCGGATTTAATGTTATCGCTGCATAATCCTGTACAAGGAAACTTGTTGGAACACCTAATTCTACTGTTCTTAATTGAACTTGTAATTTAGCGATTGGGTCTTTTGATTTGAAGTAAACATCAAATGATGTTAAGAAAGCACCTGTTCCATCAACAGTAAATGATTGTGCTAGTGGGTCATCATCTGGTGCTTCAAAAGATTGTCTTATACCAAATTCTGAAGTACTCTCTAAGCTAAAGGCATTAGGTCTTTGAGGTGGTCTAGCTGGGTTTCTTGTGTTTACTGATTGGTTATCTTGAGTAATAACAACACCAGTTCCTAAGAAATCTGCAGATCCAGAACTTTGTAATGGGGCATCTCCTGAGAACGGTACGATAACATTATCCTTAGAACTTGTAATTCTAAATGTTAATGTACCAGATTTAAATACAACTGGTGGTCTTGGTGTAGTATTAGGATCTCTAAAGAAGAAGGTTCCAAGTAAATCACCCCAATTATCAGAGTTTAGGTCAATATTATCAACTATCGCTACAGCACCACTTGATACACCAGTTAATTTAGCACCAACTACAACATATCCGAAATATTTTTCTAAGTTTGCTAAACCAACACAGTCAACGTTGAATAATCTTGAAGTAGCAGAGTAAGTTTCTGATGGTGCTGGTCTTGTTCTATCAAAAGGATCAACCTGATATACTTCAATAGCTCTATTTGGAGAACCTAAACCTGCTCCAACCTCTGGTCTTGAAGCATCACCAAATTTATGATTAGGGGATTGAGACCTAATAAGACCAATTTGTGTTCCATTTACTTCAACTCTAACATCTTCAAAGTTTGAAAATGTACCAGAAGACATTGTTATCTCGATTATTTTGGGAACAATATCAGGTATTCCACTGTCTAAGAAATGATAATGTTTTGTAAATGGTTTTAAGTTACTTGTTGCAAAGTACACATTACGAGATCTCATAAATGGATCTGCCTCTGAATTTACTTTAGTGCTCTCTACGTATGTAAATTCTCTTGAAGGTCCAGTTAACACGTTTGTAAATGACCTTTCTACCCTATTTGTGACTGTGGTTCGTGTAAATGCAATATTATGAGTTCCACCACCCATACCACCCATTGAAATGTTGGCTATGTCACGAGTTGATCTACCAACTTCTCTACGGCTCACGACATTAGATTGCTCAGCCCATCTTGCACCAGTTGATTCAGTTCTACTATTATTATTATAAATTGTTCTCGACCAATTATCGGATGGTGGGTCTAATTTTATATTAGCTGAGAATACTAAAACATTAAATGGGTTAACATTAACTGCAGTTGTAGCGTGTGGGTTTTCTATCCAATCTACTTCAGAATATTTTAATGTAATTAAATCACCTGTTTTTTGACAATTTGCATCAAGTAATTGAAGGTTAGAATTTGTATCTGCTGTAGATACATCAATTGCTGGATTTAAAGCTAATTCTGGATTCATAGACCAAAAATCAATAGCACTTATTAACTGTTTATTTGCAATATCAACATCACAACTTGAACCAACATCTGGTCTAAAATCAATAAAACTTCTATCCTTAAAGTCATTAACAACAAATCCTGTCTTAAATCTATCTAAACCATCTGCATCTCTTACTTGGAATGACTTTGTATCTAATTCAAGAGCATTAAGGGATGTAAGTGTTTCAAGATTAATGATTCTTTTTTCCAAATTAGCAATATCACGCATCGTAAATCTACGATTATCACGTAATCTTATCTCTGGTTCAAGAATAGTATCAAACAAAAATGGAGGTAATTCTATCTCAGCTATCTCCATATCATCACTAACATGAGCAGGTGGAACTGGATTTTCTGCTGAATCACCTTTTATAAGTTGTACTTCCTCATTTTTATTGATAACTAATTTATCAATTCTACCAAGATAATGATTAAATCCGATTAAAGAACTTTCATTTGGTGTAATCACATATGGATTAGTAGATTCAAAAGACCTACTTGTAAATGCAAATGGTGAGTTACCACTACCACCATATACGAAAGGAATAACTCTTGGGCGATTGTCAAGTAAATCTGTTGCTCTTTCTACAACAGAAAATAAATTAATAGGAACGTCAGGAATATCAGTTGTATATCTTTCTTTTGTATATGAATTGACAGTAAATAAATCACCCGTATTTCCACTGGCAACTTGATATTGGTCAAAAATAACTAATAACCTTTTTGCAGGAACAGCTGTTTTTGCTTTTCTAACAATTCTTGAATAATCACAGAATTGATTTCTATGTCCCTTATCTAAATTGAAATTATCTGTTCTATCAATAAAGTTACCTACATCAACTCCCTGTAAGATTGTTTCAATTCCAGATTCCTTGAATTTAATAACTTCACCGATTGTGAATTTACTATCATTTAAATAAACAAACTCAATAGTATTTGAACCTGCACTTATTACTTGCCCTATTGCTCGACTGTTTACACCTAAAATTCGCTCACCAATTATAGCATTTGTATTTAAAGATAATCCAGATACAAAGGTTAATTTATCTAATACTGGTGCTGCTGTATTTTTAGACTCATAAACTGCTACTACATTAACAACATCAGGTACGTTCAAAGATATTTCATCATCTTCAATTCTCATACCATAAGCATTATCAATTGTAAGACCACTATTAATGTTATTAATTTTTGCGGTTCTTGTTATGTCTAATGTTTGACTTCTTAAGAAATCTTTTGTTTTACTTGTAATTCCTAGTTTTTTAAGTGTTACATTTACTGTCGCAGTTCCACTTGATTTTGATAAACCATCAAAAGAAATGTTAGCTCCACCATTAGATATTGTGACTTGATCATCAGTTAATGGTTCTGTAGTTCCATCAGAATAATGAATTGAATATTTTTCAACATCAAATGGTTCAAAGAATATACTTGTTATACCTGCTGTTGCATTTAATCCTGTTTGAGAACTAAAGGAAATTGAACTACTTGAAATATTCTGATTTTTAATTTGTTGAGAAATAATTAGATTTGAATTTGCAGCGTCAACAGACTCAACAATTCTTCTAGGTAATCTTGAGAATAAACCAGCAGAATTTAAATTTAAAACTCTAGGAACTTTTATTCTAAATGGTGATGTTCCAGCAGTTACTGTGCCAAGATTTATTCCAGACACTGGGACTGTAGTTGTTAAACCAATAACTTTTCCATCAGTCGAAACACTTGTAATTCTATTAAATATTGGATCTGCATTATTTGTTTCATAAGCGATGATTGAGTCAGTTTTAATTCCTACTTTTCCAGCAAAATTACGATTTGATACACTAGCAGCAGTACCTACAACTGTTAATTGGTCTGCAACTGAAAAACCTGGTAATACACGATCATATAAAACACTATCAGCACTGAAGTTTGATTGTAAATCTGAGTCTAATGAGTCTGAATCTTGGAATACTGATTTTATATCATCAACAGTGTACTGTAAAACTGTTTGAATTGAAAGTTTTGTATCATCTTTTTCATTTAATATGAGTTGCTCTCCTTGTATAAATGCACCAGTTGTCTGCAATAATGCTATTTCATTTGCACCAGTTGAATCTGATGCTTTAGCAAGAAATCCAATTGAACCACTTGATAAACCCCTTACTCTTGTTCCAACTGGAAGTGAGTTGGGGATTGATCCTAGTGTTAAAATAGTATATGTTTGAATGTCATATAAGTATAAATCAAATTCAGTTGTATCTCCAGTATAAGGTGCATCACTTGTTTGATAAGAGTATATTCTTGCTTGTCCTATTTCTAATCCAGAACTAGCACTTAATGATGCTGAACCACCATTTTTTCTTTGATTGAATAATTTAATTACGTTACCATTTGCACCTGCTGTTGCACCACCAAGTTTTATTAAGGGAGTACCTTGTACATTATTAACTCTTAGTAAACTTCCCATTTCAAAGGGAACTGATGCTGCATTAATTTTTTGAATATCTCTAGGTTTTTCAACATCTAAAACTGATGTACCAGATAAATTAACATCAAATCCTTTAACGTAAGCTTTACCAGGTGACAGTTTAACACACATTAAATCTTCATTAGGAACATTTCCTTGGTCTGTTACTCTACCCTCTGTAAACAATCCTGTAGAACCAACCTCGTCATTTAATGAGTCTTGAACATTAACACGGAATGGATCAATAGCATAGTTTCCTGATTCATCAAAAGTTCTTTTTGCAAAGTATGCTTTGATTTCACTATAACTCGCTGTATTTTGAAGTTTCTTAATTTCACCCGTATCAACACGCATTAATTCTACAAAGTTTGTATCTTCATAGTCGTTTAATGCTTTCTTTGCAAGTTTGACTGATATTTTGAATCTATCAGCACCTGGTGCTGCAAAGTTGGTGAATCCCTTTGCATTATCATATAGAGAGGCATCATCATTTGAATTAATTATTTCCTCTGATATATCAAATCCAACTCTGTATGAAGGTTCTGCATTATAAGGTTCAAGTATTATAAGAGAAGTTGATACATCAACAAAACTTCCTCTCATAAAATACACACCTTCATTAACACCAAATGCACAACCTGTCGCAGTTGCATTTTCAGAGACCAATGTTAATACTGTTTCACCAATTGTTAATGTTGTATTTCCATAAGTTAATGGTTCTTCAAGAATCAATACCTCTCCATCAGGGAATGCAGTGCTTTCACCATCAGTTCCAGATTGGATATATTTAATAAAAATAGTAATATTATCAACACCTTCAGCAGGAGGAAGAATGAAATTCTTTATCGTTGCAACAATACCTGATGTTTGACCTCTTACTCTAGTTCCCTTTCCACCATTATTAGATAATAGATTACTTAAATAAATGGATACATCAATGCCGAGATGTGTTTCATTTACTTTTGCAGAAAAATACGATCTATCAAGTTCAATGTTACCAGGTATAACCATTGAACCTTCTTTGAAGATATGTTTACCAAAAGACTCTACCTGATTTTGTAGGAGAGATTGTAACCCCGTTAGTTCTCTTGCTTGAACTGGTAAACCAGGTTTAAATAATATTTTGTAAAAATTATCTGCCTTATCGAAATCATCATAATAAGGCGAGATATTTAAGTTAGTCTTTTGTGGCATTTTTCTAGAATTCTAGTATGATTTTAATGTCTTCCTTTTGGCGAGAGTTTCTCACAATAGTAGGTCTATTATCTAAATAAACTATTTCTCCTGACCCTTTATTTATCTCAGAATTGGAAAGTCCTGAAATAAAGTTCACTCCTAAATTAATTAATTTATTTCCAGTTGGGTTTGTTGTAATCCCAGAAAAATCACGAGAGATAGCACCAGAGAAGAATGATGTTTTACCTTCAATGTTGTTAGCACCGATTTGGGATTCAAAGTCGTATATTCGACCAGCGGTTGAAATACCAGCATAATCAGTATGGTCATATGTCGTTCTATTAAAGTTTAAAGAACGATCCCTAAAATATTTCAATACTTTTGTTTCTGAATCATAAGATGCGATATAACCTGTTGATACTTTACCAGTATTTGGAGATACAGTTAAAACCTGCTTAATTTCTTCACCAACTTGAGGAACACCAGTAACAGTGTCAAATTTAACTGCTTTTAAGGATGAGTAAGTATTATCGGTATAAGTTACTGACGTTCCTACTTTACTAGGATTCTTTACTACACCAACTTGAGAAAATTTAGTATCAATGGGGAAATCTTTTGTTGAATCATCAAATCGAGCATAAACTATAACTCTATCTGTTCCTAATTCAGTATATACATCTGATCCATGTCCTAATCCAGGTGGAATAATAGGAATTAGTTTTGCACGACCAGTTGATGTACTAACACCACTACTTAAAGTTCCTAAATCAACAATACCATAACTATATCCTGCACCTCCAGCACTAACAGTAACGTCTGTAATCGTACCATTCACAACATCAATTCTTGCTTTTGCACCTTCCCCATCTCCAATTATATCAACCTCTTGACTTAATCCATTTGCATACCCACTACCAGCATTTTCAACATAAACGTGTTTAATTTGATTTTGGTTTACAGACGAATCTCCGTTTTCACGAACTGATCTAATTTGAGAGTCTTGGCTAGAACCCCAACTATTTGGGACAGTAATAAATTCAGTTGAGTCAAATTTAATAATGTCACTAGGTGAAACAGTGAAAAGATACTTCCAAAGATATCCATCACCGCTATTTCCTGCCTTTGATGGTTCCAAATCAGTGAAGGTTGGTTCATCTTGGGAGACATTTCCAAGCGGGTTAGAACCCGTTGATCCATTATCAATACAAACGTAAACTTTAAAGTCGGAATTAAGTACGTAGTAGTTCGCATCGTATAATCTATTTGCTTGTGTTAATGGACTTGGATTATCTACACTATAATCATCTCTATAAATTTCATATCTACTACCAGATACCCAATCTACTCTCCTTATAATTCTTCTGATGTTTGCTGATGATATTTTCTTACCAAACATCATCGTATCACCAGTATGTAAACGATAGGAAAAACTATCTGTAGGTGCTGGTGTGTTTGAGTTCCAATCAGATGATCTACCATATCCTACTAAGGTATCAGTACCAGCAGGGTTTGGTAATCCTATGAAAACATAATATGAATTATTTGTATTTTCTACTGACTCAACAAAATTGTTAGCATTCAGAATTCTAAATTGATCAGTAATTATCGCTGACATTGTATTTAAACTTTTTCTTTTTATTTATAGTGGTAATCTAATCAAAGTCCAAACACTCTAATCGCACCTGATGATCTAAGACCTCTGAGTGATGCTACAGTGTAATTCTTTCTCTGAATTGTAGGGAAGGTTGTTAATCCAGAATTAATTGTTAATCCAGTCACTCCGATTGAAATAGGACTAATAGCACGAGATGCATTATACAATCTACCCCAACTAATTCGACCCAAATGCGTTGCGATTCCAGGATTACTACTATTAAAGTTACCTGTTAATCCAGCACCTACACCTGTAGTTTGTCCATTTAATATGTTACAAGTAATTTCACCATTTTCACCAGTTGAAGCAACTGCATGAACTTTATAGATGTTATCTAAGAAAGTTGTTCCAACTCCTACTATAGATGAATTGTGAGTATCAACAGATGTAATACCTGTTCCTACCACCGTATCTTTAATAAAGACTGGATAACCGACTAATAAAGTATTTGCTGTCTTATCTGCTCTAAAGAAGAATTTCAATGCAGACTGACCACTTACAGTTGTTGTGCTGATTCCAGTAATAATACCAGTAAATCCTTCAACATTGTCTATAGATGTAACTTTTTCAGTCTTAAATTCAGGTAAATCAATAATCACTTGTGGTGGAGTTACGTTTGAATAACCAAATCCAGCGTTTGTGACATTTATTGCAGATATTGAACCATTTGTAATAGTAGCAGTCGCTGTTGCAGTTGTTGCTACACCAACTGTTCCATCAGATTGTATGAATGTTGCAACTCCCACAAGTGGAGAACCAATTTTTACTATTGCACTACCATATCCACTACCTGCATTTGTTATATCAATTGAAGTTATTGTACCAGCTGCTGATACTATCGCTGTAGCAGATGCACCAACATTGATTTTTCCATCAGTAACAAGAGCATCAACTGCACTGAATGCTAAATTATAATCTCCATCAGATTCATCAGGATTACTTGCACTTAGATGATCACCTTTTTCATAGAAGAATACTTCTGCATCATCAACAAATATTCCGTTTGTGTTACCTTCACCAGATGAAGTGGTGAAATCACCAATAATCTTAGATGTAGGATAAACTTGAGGTTCAAGAATTTCTCTTGACTTATCAATTTTCTTACCACCAAGAACTATATCTACTTTTTGTTTAGTCCATCTAATTGGTTTGTCATCATTTTCATTAATACCTGGACCTGTGTAGATATCAGTTTCAAGAAGTTTTGCACCAAGTAACTCTTTGATTGTTCTCTCTGCGTTTTGTGAAGTTGTCAATCCAACTGGATGTTTGAATAATCTTAATTCATCACCAATTTTTATAGATTGTTGAATATCTGCTGTATCAACATCGACTCCATCTTGTCCCTTATAGAAGAATATATCAACTTGAGCTTCTACTTTAGGTGCCTCTTCAAACTCAAATGTTGTACCACCTTCAAATGTATAAGCAGAACCTGGTTCTTGCAGTACACCATTGATGAATATTAACAATACTGCATTTAAATCGATTAACTGTGAACGAGCATTATTAAGATCTTTTTCAAAACTTAGTAACTGACCATTGAAGAATAATGGGAATCTCTTTCTTGAACCATCTTGTAAATTACGTATGCTATCAATATAATCTATTTCACCAAACTGCCAAGATGAGAATTTATCGTTGAATATCTGTAGAACTTCTAGTTCAAATTGTTGAATAGGTGCTGATAAATGAGCAGCAGTGACTAATCCTACTGGTGTAAATTTATCACCGACTTTGAATGAATGTCCAGGTCTTGCAATAGAAAACTCAGATATTTCAAAAGTAGTAGAACCTATACCAACTGTTGTCTTCGCTGCACCAACTTTTAAATCAAGTAATAAGTTAGAACCTGTATCTGTAGTTGCTCCTATACCCTCTCTTGATATACCAATAACTGGTAAATTATCATAATTTGGTTGAGGTATAATAATTTCTGGATTTACATAACTTGTTCCAGCAGAAACAATATTAAATGCAAGAGTTCCACCAGCTCCAACAGTTGCAGTTACAACAGCACCACTACCTGCTCCACCACCAAC